TTTCTGTTGATTGGTTAAATCTGTCATTTTCAATGTTGATTTTGGTTATGAAATTTTCCTCAAAATTCGACTTTATATAAGACTCCGGCAACTTTTATCCGCATGATACGGCGGTGTGGCGGCATGATACCCGTGCGGGGGCGGCATGATAAAAAAACGATTTGCAGGGGTGGTTTTTTGCCCGGAAATTTGCACCAAAACATGACGCAAATGGCAAAGCAATTTTTCAACATGATAGCTTCCGAGGACGGTACGGCCTGTATCTTACTGTATGGTGACATTGGCTGCGGCACGGATGAGATACGGAGCTCGGAGATAGTCAGGGAGCTTATGGAACTGACCTCCCTTTATAAAAAGGTGGATATCCGGATCAACTCCATGGGCGGTGACGTATTTGCCGGACTTGCCATATTCAACGCGCTTCGAAACAGTGGCTCGAATATTACATTATATATAGATGGCGTGGCAGCCAGCATAGCCAGCGTGATAGCTTCCTGCGGAAAGCCGGTATATGCGAGCCGTTACGCCCGCCTGGTGGTACACAGCGTATCGGGCGGATGTTACGGGAACAAGGAGGACCATAAACGTTGCATAAACGAACTGGAATCCCTGGAAGAGACCCTGGCCGATATCTATTCCGCAAAATCAGGGAAGGACCGGGAAGAGATCAAATCTTCTTTTTTTGACGGGAAGGACCATTGGTTCACGGCGGAAGAAGCCTTAAAGGAAGGCTTGATCGATGGCATATACGATACGGAACCCGTCGAAGAGGCCTCTTCCCCTGAAGAAATATACCATGTTTTCCAAAACCGTTTAAAACCAAACCCAAATACAATGTTTACAGACGAATTAAGAAAGAGACCGTCATTCGCCAATCTGGCAAGTGACGAAGAAATGCTCCGGCACATCGGACACCTGGAAACGGAAGCCGGACGCGTATCCGGCTTGACAGCCCAAATCACCGAGCTTCAGAGTTCCCTCCAAACGTATAAGGACAAGGAAGAAAAAGAAGCCGAAGCCAAAAGGAACGCCCTGGTCGACGCAGCCGTAAAGGACGGCCGTATCCGTGAGAACCAGAGAAAGATGTACCAGGACCTTTTAGTATCCGATCCGGAAAATGCGGAGGCGGTGCTTAAATCCCTGAAACCGTCCCGCCGTGTGCTGGACGATATCCAGACTACCCGTGAGGAGGAAACCTCCGCATGGGAAAACAGAATGAAACAAATCAAAGACAACTTAAAATCTTAACAAAACGATGATTAAAGTAACCAATACCAACTATGCGGGTGAAGTGCTGGAAATGCTTCTTACCCGGGCCGCAACAAGCAATGAATTAGTAGAAAAGGGACTGATCCACATGGAACCGGGTGTGGAAAAAGCGTATTTCCTTCCCCGCATGAAGACGGGAAAGATGCTTCAAAAGCGCAAGGAAATGCCAACCAGCCAGGACAGCAAGGGGGATTTCACGTATGACGAACGTGCCTTGACCCCGGTGGACTTCATGGCATACACGGAGTTCAATCCCCGTTCCTTTGAAAATATCTGGCGCAAATGGCAACCGAAAGGGAACCTCGTGTTTTCGGAGCTTCCGGCAGAGGGACAAAACGCGTTGCTGCGTGAAATGTCCAAACAGGTAAATTTCGAACTGGGATTCCACTTCATCAATGGCGTACAGGGCGATGACGACGACCACCTCTTTAACGGCATCGTCACCCGTATGTTAAGCGACAAGGACGTCATCTATGTGGTTTCCGGTGAAACGTCCATGTTGAAGAAGCTGAAAGCCGTGAAGGACTCCATCCCGACCACCATGAGAAGCAATCCGGGACTTAGAATCCTGATGAGCGTAACGGATTTTGACCAGTATGACGAAGAATTGACCCAGCAGCCCAACAAGGGAGCGAACTATACGGACATGAACGTCGAACGTTACAAGGGCATCCGTATCGTTCCGCTTTCTTCGTGGCCGGAAGGTCTCATCGTGGCCACCGTCTGTGGAATGGATTACGATACGAACCTCTGGGCCGCCGTCAACCTTGTGGACGACATGGACGTAATCCTGATCGATAAAGTGACGAATGCCGGTGAAAAGTATTTCTTTAAAATGCTGATGAAGGCGGACACGAATATCGCCTGGGGTGAAGAAGTCGTCCTGCTGGATTCCAGGGAGGTGGAAGATGCGGAACTTAGCGGTACGACCATTACGCTTAAAAGCCCGTCCGGACAGATCGAGATCACGCCGGAAGCAGCCGCAACCTACAGTATTACCGGCGGCGGCGTTATTCTGGGCGCTCGCTTGTGCATTGCCAATAAGGCCACGGAAAAGGAAAATGTAATCACTATCGGAACATTTGACATAGAAGCGGGCAAAACCGTGACTGTCGGATATGACGGCAAGAATTGGTTCAAAGCGGCAGGAGGCGCTAAGGCGTGAAGACTTCGGAGAAAGGAAAAGCCCTGATCCGGGAATTTGAATCGCTGCGCCTGGAGGCTTACCGTTGCCCCGCCGGAGTCCTGACCATCGGTTACGGTCATACGGCAGGCGTAAAGGAAGGCGACCGGATCGATAAAAGGTGTGCCGAGTATTTCCTTGATAAAGACCTGGAAGATGTGGAAGCGGTCATAAACCGCGAATGTCCGGGGGTGAACCAGAACCAGTTCGATGCGCTTGCATCATTCGTTTTCAATCTGGGGGTAAAGAAATTTCTTTCCTCCACGCTGCTTAAATGCGTGAAGGCGAATCCTGGCAATCCCAATATCCGGGGCGAATTTCTAAGATGGGTAAAGGCGGGAGGCGTCACCCTGTCGGGATTGATGCGCCGTCGCCGTCGGGAAGCGGAACTGTACTTTTCATAAAGGAAGGAGGTTTTCCCGATGGACCATTTCCTGGACATACTGCAAACGGTATTTAGCGCCAGTGGCTGGATTTGGGGTGTCCTGTTGTTTTTCCAGACCCGCAAGCTAAAGAAGGCGCAACTGGTAAAAGATACCCGGGCGGTATGGCAGGAAATAGCCGAATCGAACAACGAGTCACTTTTAAAACAAAACGAAAGACTGATAGAATTGCATGAAGAATTTTGGAAACTTAAAGACACTCTGGAAATGGTGCTGCACAAAATTGTTGTCTGTCGCCATTATGATCGCTGCCCTGTCCGCATTCTCGTGCAGGAGCACGAAGGGAACTTCTACCATAGAAGGGGCGGACAGTCTCCGATGGGACAAAAAGGTATCCGTCACGCTCGCGACAATCCCGTCGAGCCTGGCCAGGATGGAGATACCGATCGACAGCCTCCGTAAGCTCCCCGAGGATGCCGTCTATGAGAAGAAAGAAGGCAAGGCAACCGTAAAGGCTGGTGTAAAAGACGGGACGCTTCTGGTTTCCGCCTCCTGCGACAGCCTCCAGGCGCTGGTCTACAGCCAGCAGGAAGCACTGGTGCGTATACGTGATACGCTGGAGCAGTACGAAAGCCAAAAAGGACCGGATGTATTTACATTTTGGATGCAAATCAAATGCTATTTGACCGGTGCTTTAATAGGATTTACGTTGACATATTTTATAACCAAAATCAGAAAATAACAATGGATAAGAAAAAGACACGTTCCATCGGACTCAAGAAAGCGATGTTCGGGGATGTAAATCCTGAAGGGGGAATGCCTTCGGCTGAAAACCTCCTGCAATTGGGGAATACACTGAAAGGGACGGCTTCATTCAATACGGAAGAAGACAGCGCCCAGGATTTCTACTCGGAGGAGAACGGTTCCACCCCGGAAGAATCCGTTCTGACGGAACCGGGGCTGAAGCAGGTTAAACTGAATCTTATGGAATGGGACAACGAGACGCTGAAAAAAGTATTCGGAGGTACGACCAAAACGGAAGATGTCACTGTTGAAGGCAAAACATACAGTGTCGAGAAGTTCGTAGCCCCCAAGGACATGGTCTCTGTCGAAATGGCCGTAAGGGTCATCAGCCTTTACAACGTATGTATCGACATTCCCCGTGCCCAGGTCAAGGCCCGTTTCGTATGGAACCTGACACGTACCGATATCGCCCAGATCGAAATCACGGCAAAGGCAATGGCGCCGATCGGAGCGAACGACGGTCCGTATGAGGTGTATAAGCTGGGTGAACCCAAAGCGGAAGAAGGAGCATAAGGATGGGACGCAAACTTCGTGAATCGGATGCGGCCGGGGCAATGCTGGATGACACGATAGCGATAGACATTCCGGCGCCCTGGTTGCTCCGAAAGTTCGGGCAGAAAAGTATCCGGGCATATTTCCGTCTTCCGGTTTATGCGACTCTTTTAAGGATCAGCAAGATGTATACCCGCCTTGGAATAGACCTGACAAGGCTTCAAAAAGGGGAACTGCATGAGGTGATGCACATCATCGCCAAACATGGAAAGAGGGTTTCCCGTATTGTTGCGACAGGGCTGCTTAGGGGTGGAATAACGAATTTTCTATTTTGCCGGCTGCTGGCCTGGTATCTTAGAAATCACATGACATCGCTTGGCATGGCGCAACTGGCAAAGATCATGTTGTTGCTTTCAGGCGGTGAACATTTCGCCAGTATTATCAAATCGGTCGGTCTGATGAGCGTGACCAGTCCGGTTTTGAGCCAGGAGGAAACGAGGAGTTAACGGTGGAATTTATTCCGCCCCATAGCCCGTTTGGACAAATAAAACAAATTATGGAGGCCGGTTTCACCTATCATGAAATCATGTATGAAATTCCCTGGTGCGTGATACTTAACATGATTAGCGACACCGGAGAAACCAGAAAAAAACAGGAAAATTCAGATTTAGAAGAAGGTGAACCGATCAGTTCCGAACAGGAGGAATTGGAGTTCCTCGGTTTAGCTTGAAAAGTGTTATGAACGAGACAGTACAGGTTACATATAAATTCGGCGGGGACCTCGACAAAAAAGTCGAGGAAGTAACGCTGGGTATCAAAGGGCTGCGGGACGAGTCGGAAAGCACATTCCGCCGTTTACTGGAGTCCAGCGATAACACGTTCAATTCCATGAGCGAAAATAACCGTCGTCTTGCTGTCAGCATTCAGGAAAACATCAATACCCTCCGGCAATTATCGGCAACGGAAGAATCCCTGGATAACAGTAGGGCGCAGGGGAACATATCGACAGCCGCCTATCTTGAAACCAAAGCCAAATTAGTAGTAAGGGAAAATGAACTCCGTGAGGCGATCATTACCGGGACACATACTTTAAACGAACGGATAGGCAAGGAAAAAGAAGCAGTCGGTTCCTTGAATTCGTTGCGCGGTAGTATGATGTCACTCGTTGATACCTACCGGTCCATGAGCAAAGCCGACCGGGACGGGGAAGCGGGCAGTCAGCTACTTACAAAAATCCAAAACCTTGACAAGGAGATCGGCCAGGCAGAAAACCGTCTGGCCGGCCTCCGCAGTGCCGGAGGAACCACATTTAACAGCCTTAACATGTCCGTCCAGCAGGTGGCGAGGGAACTTCCCTCGCTGACCATGGGCGTGAATACCTTTTTCCTGGCCATATCAAATAACATGCCGATCCTGATCGACGATGTAAAACGGGCACGCCAGCAATATGCGCTCCTCAAAGCAGAAGGACAGGCGGCCACCCCGGTATGGAAACAACTCGCATCGTCCATCATTTCATGGCAAACGGCGTTGGTTGTTGCCATCACCATGCTTTCCATGTACGGGAAGGATATTATCGCCTGGGGACAGGATTTGTTCTCTGCAAACAAGTCACAACGCCTGTTGACCGAAAGTTTGCAGGAATTTAACGAGGAACTGCTGAAGGAACGCCAGTCACTGGAAGAAGTATTCAGCCGGCTGAACAAGACAAAGGAAGGGACGGAAGGCCGGAGAAAAGCCATCAACCAAATCAATGACCTGTATGGAAAATACCTTCCTAATTTGTTGTCGGAAAAAAGTTCACTGGATGAAGTAAACGCCGCTTATAAACGGATTACCGCATCGATCAGGGAAAACGCGGCGGCAAAAGCCCAGGCTTCGGCTACAAGCAAAGTTGCGGACAAGGCGCTCAAAACACAGGCGGAGGCTTTAACTTCCATGCGTAACGAACTGAAAGGTCAGGATACGGGGTTTATAGACCGACTGATCGGCGATATCATGGACCTGACGGAAGAATCCGAGCGTGCCGGATTAGGCTTCCAAAAAACATGGAGCACGGTCCTGGGAAAAGTACAATATGAAACGAAGGGTATAAAAATAGACAGTGATTTTTATGGATCACTCGAAGACTATATCAAAAGCTACCTGGAATCGGAAAAGAAGATAAAGGATATCCAAAAGCAGTATAACCCGTTTTTTAACAAGGAAGAGGCTGAGAAGGCGATCACAGAAAACAAAGAATACTGGGAAGAGGTAAAGAAACAGGCGGAATCCGTACTGGAAAATATATCTGCGGAACAGAAAAAATTACTGGATGCGGGAAAAACAACCGGCATAAGTGAAACGACGGTTGCAACATATAAAGAAGCGCGTAAAAATACAGAGGAAGCCACCGCCGCCCTTAAAGCGTACGATTCGT